ATCATCTGAAGTTCCAGTACCTGGTCCTTCTGACTCACCACCATCTCGCATGTCTAACTCGCCTATTGCAGCTAACCCACCCTCAAAAAAACCTTTAGGCTTTCCACCATTTTTATTGTAAGCAGCTAACTCATTAGTTTTATAACCTTTATTTTTTAAGTCTGTTTTAGTAACGGCAACGTAATTATTTCCACCTTGCATAAATTTAGTGCCTTCGCCTTTTGCGCGAGCTTTTTTAAATGCTTTGGCAAAAGCTTCTTTTTGACTTGCAGTAATTTTTGCTTTAGTAGCTGGAGACAATTGATTCATCCAAGTAGTGTCTTTTAAAATAGAGTTAACGCTGTCTGATGGGCCACCATCTGCAAAATATTGTCTATTAATTGGGCCACCAGTCGCTGCTGCTCGTATACCTAAATCAAAACCAGAATATACAGGTTGTGGGTTTAAATCTGGTCTAAGAGATTGTCTTATATCAGTCATACCACCTTCAGTCTTTCTAGCTGCATCTTTAACGGCTTTACCGTATAACAAAGCTAAAGCAGCCATCTGAGGGTTTATGCCAGCGCCACCTGCGGCTGTTCCTCCTGCAAGAACACCTGCACCACCTTTAACTAAACTTTTTATAGCATCACCAGCACCACTTCCAGCACCTCTAATAAGGTTTCCTGTTTTATTAAATATGGTACCGCCAGTAGTATTTATAACTTGGCCTGGTTGAATAACAGTTCCAGTAATGCCATTTAATTCTTGCAATTCTGCAACAGACATTCCATTTTCTTTTGCAATACTGTACAAAGTATCGCCCTTCTCAACTACAGTTCTTTTTGAAGCAAAAGGATTAAATCCTTGTACGCCACCACCTTTGTAATTTTCAAACAATCCTGTATTTACATTAAACTCACCTGTTCCACCACCAAAAGCTCCAAAGTATCCCTCTTTTTGATCGCTAGCCATTCCTTTTGCAACATTACCTGCGTATGACAAAGGATTAAATTTAGTGATTGCATTTCCAGCTGAGTCTTTTAATATATTACCCGCTGCATCTGTTTGAGTAACAGATCCTATACTACCAAGAGAATCAAAAAATCCTCCACCAATATCTTTATAGCACCAGAGGTAATAGATGTAAGCGCACCATCTTTACCAAACACACTTTGATTACCACCAGCCATTAGGGTCATGATGTCTCCAAGACCACCCTCACCTTTAGCAATTTTGAGTGCGGCAGCTCCTTTTTGATAAACAGCAGCAAACGGTTGCCAAGGGCCAGGTATAACCGCTGCTATAGGTGCTATTTTTTTAACTACCTTTTTGACGCTTTTTGCTAGTTTTTTAAGAAAACCAAACTCTGCTTGACCCGTAATAGGGTTAATAGACATTCCTTCGCCAACTTGGTATTCATTTGGGTTTAAACCAACAGCTGCCATTTCTTGGCGTATCATGTTTCTTGTGTTGTCTGAGATGACTGGTGGAACCACCATTTCGCCTTGTGCAACGTGCGCCATAAAGCGATCTTCGTTGCGTCCTAGAGCTGCTAATCCTTTTCCTGAGTTATCTATCATATTCATTTTTAAATTCTACCCTATTCTTCTATACATTTTAACCAAAATACAAGTAAGTATCTATTTCCTGACTTTACCGGTAAGCCTCTATGCATGTGGGTAAAGCTTGGAAAGATTAGAGCGTGGCCTGTAGGTAATGGCTCAACTGTACCACGATTTAAAAATTCAGTTCCGCCTCCTTGATACTCACCAGTATTTAAAGGAACGACCATACTAATATCAGCGCTAGCATCATGATGCCAAGCGCCTTGCTTTTTATCCTTTAAATTATAATTAGCTATTTGAATTGCTCCGCCATTAACGTGCCTATTCCAAATATTTAAGAATATAGGATTACCTATAGTATATATCGTTTGCATTAAAGATTGATATATCTCTGGGCAATTATCTTGAAAAGTTATTTCTGGTATTTGTCTTAAGGAATCTTCTTCTGGGTTAGGTTCAAATCCATAAAAATTTTCTAAGTGTGATATTTCGTCTACAAGTATCTTGCAATACTTTTCAGAAAAGAAAGGAACCGTATACACATCTTTAAATGGCTCTTTAATAATCTTACTTAGTTCATTTTTTTTAGGAGATGTATTACCTTTGTTTTCGTAAAAATCTATAATTTTTGGTAAAGACTCTTTAACAGCGTTAAATGTTTTGTCTTGAATGTACCAATCAGCGGGATAGTTTAGTAAAATATTTTTTGATTGGTATTCTGGTTTTTCTGCTAGCTGTACCATTTTTCTACACCATATCCTTCATAACTACTGGTAATATCAATTGACACGTTACCGTTAGTTGTTACGGTTATTTGACCTAGGGTTGCTTGTGTTTCAAAACCAAAATTGTTTAGTCTTTCACCTATATCAACCCATTTAAATCCAGTATATACCTGNAACACACCTANTGTGGTATTCCATATAATACTTCCTGCTATAAAGTTTTGAGTTTCTTTGTCGGTATCATTTACTTGCCTNGTATTGTCAACATCAACAGATGCAAGGTTTATTTCTAATACTCTAACTAATCTATTAAATAATTCTGAATTAACAGGACCTACNGCTATAGGCAATTGAGTCTGTAAGATTTTGCTCATCTTTTACCATCAGGTCTAACGTCAATTCTTGTTGCTCCTAGCCTCCACCCTATAGATAAATTTTTGTTGTCAGTTGCGTCATCATCTGACTCAAACCTCAAGGTAAGTTGTCTTGCTCTACCTCTCACAAAAGCTTGTTTAGTTGTTTCTGTAATAGCGTTAATTGAGTTAGTAGATAAAGACTCTCCTGGAAAGTTTCTTGTTTTTATAACTATATTTACATTTCCAGAATTGTTATTTTCTAAAAATTTTAAATCAGGAATAATTCTTTTAATAAAAGTAAATTGTTCTCCATCACCTAAATCAAAATCTGAACTTTCTATAAATACATTAGTCATAGGAGATCCATCATCATCAAAACCAACCTCTTGTTGATATAAATAACCATCACTTACGGCCCTAGGAAAATTTTCTATTCCAGCATCTAACCAAGCTGTTCTACTTAAGGTTCCATAAAACCATAAATTTTCTGCATAATTATAAACAACATACTTATCTATTTCGATTGCACTTTCGGAACAATAAAACCAACCTACTTCATTTTTATCTGCAATAGTAAATGCATTAATTTTAAAAGATTGCCCAAGATTAATGTCGCTAAAAACATAATTCTGAACGGAACAAGGTATTGTTTGTGTAGTACCGTTATAAAGATAGAAATTGTTATAACTCATCCAGTACACTCCTTGAGGACCAGTAACAGCAGCTTTTGGACCAACCAGTCCAGTACCTTCATTTATTAAATTAATTGCAAAAGTAAGTGGTGGGCCTACAAATTGCATGCTGTATAAAGCAGTATCTGTCCAAACCAATATTTCTTGTCTTGATTTAACAGCACCAATAATAGAGGATCCAGAAGAAAGTCTTAAAGAGCCTGCGGTATTAGTAGTTGTTGGCTCAAACTCTAAGTCATTTTCTTGATCACTAAATGCAATTAACATAGGATCTATTACACCAGTCCTAGCGGTTCCAACAATAGGATCTGCACCTAACACAATTAAATGCCTGTCTTTTTCTGAGGTAATAACTTGTAACGCAACCGTAGGTACTAAATTAGCTCCAGAAATACCAGAAAGCTCAACGGCTCTAGTACTAGTCAAATTATTTTCTACCCATTTGTAAACGCCACCATTCCTAGGGTTAATAATTAAATCTTCGCCAAAATGATCATGAGTCCATAATCTTAATTGATTTGTATTTGATAAAGCGTTAGCAGATCCAAAAGTGCCTTCTCCCCAAGTATTGACACCCCAACCAGCAGAAGGTACGTATACATCTAATCCTACGTTTATTTGATAAGCTGCGTCTGTTGCACTTCCACCATTACCTGTATCACTACCATTAGCTGTAGCTGATGCTACAAAAGTATATGTGTTGGCAGTAATAGAAGTTATTTGGTGTTCTGTGTTTAAAACTGTAGCTGTAATTGCTCCACCTAAAGAAACAGCATTACTTATAGTTACAAAATCGTTAACAACGGCCCCATGAGATGTATCTGTTGCTGTAATAATAGCGCTACCATTTGTTGCTGCAAAAGTAGTAACGTTTAAATCTGTTGATCGTATTGGTGTAACGTCATTAAATTCTCCGCCTTCGTCTATGTAGTATTTAAAAGTAGTACCTAATCCCAAATATTTAATGCCACCTAATGATACCCAAGGATGCAAAGCTCTTGTTGTACCAAGAAAAGAATCATCTGTATTTTTAACCCACCCTCCAAACTTTTCAGGCCTACCTTTTCTAAAACGCACTAAATTGCAATCAAACCAACCTCCATCGTTATCATAGTCAGTACCTTCTCTATTAATACCTGGTTTAAATATTGTTTTTTGCAAAGGCATTTTATATATGTTCCCAAGGTTTTCCTTCAAACATTAATGTTTCTGCTTCTCTTCTTCTTGTTAGACCCGGCAACACTCTTCTTTCGCCATGTACCGTTGCTTTGTTCCATCTCATAATTTGTTCTGGAACTCCATTGTAATTGCCTAAATTTAAAGTTTTAAGAAGCGTGCTACTTTTTAAATTAGCTGGACCTAGGTTATATACCCAAGAACACAAAGCATCAAACTGACATTGATTCA